GAACTAGGAACAGAGACTTCATTAGGTATTATACAAGAATGGGCAAACATAGAAGAAATAGTTACTATAAATAACGTTGAAAAGCCTTTGTTTATATATATTAAAGTTCCTACAGCTAATAACATTGATGAAGAGTCCCCTTTAGGTATATCTGTATTTGCTAACGCAACAGATTTAATAAAAGATGCAGATGAACAATATGCAAGATATAAATGGGAATTTGAAGGCACAGAAGTTGCTATAGAAGTAGATGAAACATCTTTAAGAAAAGATGAAAACGGCAATGAAAAACTATCTAAACACGATAAAAGATTATATAAGAAAAGAAATACTGGAGATGCTGGATTTTGGGAAATATTTAGTCCAGATATAAGAGAAGTATCTCAATCTGCAGGATTAAATAAAATATTTAGATTAATAGAATTTCATTGTCAACTTGCATATGGTACATTATCAGATCCTAATGATGTAGATAAAACAGCAGAAGAAATCAAGACATCTAAACAACGTTCTTATTCAACTGTAGCAGATATTCAAAAGTCTGTACAGCAAGGGCTTGAAGAGTTAATATATGTATTAGATGTATTAGCTACATTATATAGTTTAGCACCACAAGGCAAAGCAGAAGCGAGTTTTGAATGGGATGACAGTATAGTAACAGATAGAGCAAAAGAATATGCTGAAAAAATGCAAATGGTTACTAATGGTACAATGCCTAAATGGGAATTTAGAATGTGGTACTTTGGCGAAACTAAAGAACAAGCTAAATTAATGATAGAAATAGAAAAGAATACATTATTTGATGATACAACTGAAGAATAAGGGGTGATACAATGCTAACACCTGACTATTTGGAGCATATAGCTGACAATGCAGTTAATTTATATACTGATTTAGAAAACAGTGTAATAAAGGACATTGTGAGAAGATTAGTATCTGCAGGTGAAATGACTGAAAGTGCTAGATGGCAAATAAAAAGATTACAACAATCTGGATTAATGTATGAAGATGTTATTAAAAGAATAGCGCAAACTTCTGGAGAATCTGATAAAGTAATTAAAAGGTTATTTGAAGATAGTGCTATAGAGTCATTGAAATATGATGATAAGATATATAAACAAGTAGGTTTAAATCCTATATCTATAAAACAGAGTCCTGCAATGCTTAAAATACTTACAACTGGAGTCAATAAAACAAATGGAACACTAAAGAATTTAACTTTAACAAGTGCTAACTCAGCGCAAAGTGTTTTAATACAATCATTAGACAATACATATATGCAAGTAGCATCTGGAGCTTTTGATTATAATACTGCTATATTTAATGCAGTTAAAAACATTACTACTAATGGATTAGATATAACTTATGATACAGGCCACAAAGATAAAATAGATGTAGTAGTACGTAGAAATGTACTCGCAGGTATAAATCAAACAGCATGTAAGATACAAGATGAACGTGCTAATGAAATGAATAGTGATTTAGTCGAAACCTCAGCACATGCAGGAGCTAGACCAGAACATGCAATATGGCAAGGTAGAGTATTTAGTAGATCAGGCACAAATAAGAAATATCCTGATTTTAAAAAGTCTACAGGATATGGAACTGGTCCTGGACTTGGTGGTTGGAATTGTAGGCATAATTATTATCCATTCTTTGAAGGATTATCTGATAAATCATATACTGATAAAGAATTAGATGAAATGAATAATAAAAAAGTAACATACAATAATAAGGAATATACTGAATATGAAGCAACGCAAATGCAACGTAAAGCAGAAAGAAATATAAGAACCTCAAAGAGAGAGTTAGCAGCTTATGATGGAATAATGAGTAGTAATGCTCAAACATCTTTAAGAAGAGAAGCTCAAAACAAATTTAATACCGTAACTTTAGATTTAAAACAAAAAGAAAATGATTTAAAAGACTTTATAAAACAAACAGGATTTACTAGAGATAAGGCAAGAGAGAGAGTTGTAGATTTTAACAATAAAATATCTAGTAAAGCTATTGGGAATAATAAAAAAATACTTGCAAATACTAAAAAATATGATATAATTAAAACAGATGATATAAGTATAGATGGAATAACTAAAAAAGGAAAATCAGGATTAAAAGATGCGTATAATACAGCATTAAATCATGGTTTAACTACGAACACTGAAACATTATTAAATATAGATAAAATAACTGGTAAATATGTAACTAAGAAACATGACGGAGTGAAGTCTAGGGTTACACTTAGTGATGAAGATATAGACGTGTTACATACAGCACCAAAGAATAGTATAATTTCTATACATAATCATCCAGGTAATTCTAGTTTTTCAGATGCAGATATGAGAATTATGACAAAGTTTGAATCAATATCAGATTTAACTGTTATAGGTCATGAAAATACAATATATACTCTTAGTGTTGGTGATGGAATAAGACCTAAATTAGGTACTATTACTGATGATTATGATAATATTAGATATATTAAAGGTATTAAATATAGTAAGAAAGTACAAAACAATGAATTAACACATGATAAAGCATGGCACGAACATTCAAATGAAATAGTTGAAGAAATGGCCAAAAAATATGGATGGAAATATAGGAGGTATGAATTAAATGAGTAAAAGAGAAGAATATAACGAACCTTTAGGTATGGATTTAGTTGATGCTACACCTAATTATTCAATAACACCTGAAGAGGATAGAAAAGAATATCGTGAACGTTTCAAAAAAGTTTATGGTAAATATCCTAATGAAATAAAAGAATAAAAGCACTTACTTAAATGTAGGTGCTTTTTTCATTAATATTATTTATTTAAAGAATCAATTTTGTTAAATATTATTTCATAACATTCGGCAACAATTTTAGCTGATTCTGTATCAGCACCCATATAGGTAAAATTGCTACCTATTAATGCAACAATAACATCTCTAGTAATTTCAGTAGAACTCATTATAATCACCTCACTTTCTATAAAGTGAGTATACATCTAAATAATTGAAATTTTTGTTGAATTATGTCGAAAAAAGTAAAATAAACAAGTATTTTAAGAGTCTTATTATTAAGGCTCTTTTTATATGCCTCAAAACGTGTGCAGGGGCATAAGACAATTAATCTGCTAGACATGTAAATTAGACTAATTGCGGTCGTAATAATGCAAGGCTACACGAGATGCAACCTCGTAAAATGCGTAGTAGAAGAAAGGATATACATTATGAAAAGAGATTTTTTAAAAGGTTTAGGACTAGAAGATGAGGCTATTGATAAGATCATGACTGAAAATGGAAAGGACATAACTGATTTAAAAGTTGACATTACAAACTTAAAAGGAGATTTAGCAGTTAGAGATGGTGTTATTGCTACCAAAGACACTAAAATATCAGAACTTGAAAAAGTTGATGTTGAAACAATCAAAACAGCTGAATATGAAAGAGGAAAAACAGAAGGTAGCGCAGAAGTTGAAAAGTTTAAGTTTAATAGTGCTTTAGACACTAAATTAAAAGATTCTAAAGTTAAAGATCCTAAAGTAATCAAAGGATTGCTTGATATGGAAAAAATCAAGTATGAAAATGGTGTGATAACTGGTGTAGACGAGTTAATAACTCCATTAAAAGAAAGTCATGATTATTTATTTGATAGTGACAAAAAATTACCAAACTTCGCAGGATTTACGCCAGGTATCCCGACTGGTAGTGAGGGCGAGAGTTTGATGAGATCAGCAATGGGATTACCAATTGAAAAAAAATAAAATAGAAAGAAGGAATAAATTATGAACTCAATAGAATTATTTAAAAAGAATGCACCTGAACTTTTAGATGAAGTTTACAAACAAAGTGCAAAAACAGCTATATTAGATAGCAGCTCATTATTAGTAAAGGCTGGTGCTAATGCTAATGAAATAGTAGTACCAAAATTAGACATGGATGGACTAGCAGATTTCTCTAGAAACTCAGGTTATACTGATGGAGATGTTAATTTTACAAATGAAACTGTAAAATTTAACTATGAAAGAGGAAGAAAATTAAAAACTGATGTTATAGATAACGAAGAAACTGGTGGAGTTATACTTGCTAATTTATCTAGTGAATTTTTAAGAACTAAAGTTGTTCCAGAAGTTGACGCAGTTAGATTTGCACAATATGCTTCTATAGTTGGTATATCATTAGCAACAGCTATATCTTATGCTACAGGTAAAGAAGTTTTAACAGCCCTTTCAGCAGCATACGATAAAATGACTGATGATGAAGTTCCAGAAGAAGATAGACATTTGTTTATAACTTCTACATTAATAGGTTTAGCTAGAGATGTTGATACAACTACATCTAAAGAAATATTAGCTAAATTTGCTTCTATAAACACAGTACCAAAAGCTAGATTTTATACTGCAATCGAATTAAATGATGGTGTAGCTGAAGGTGAAAAAATAGGTGGATATAAGAAAGCTTTAACTGGTAAAGAGTTAAACTTTGAAATAATCCATAAACCAGCTCTTATGCAATATACTAAACATGCTAAAATGAAAGTATTTGTACCAGAAGAAGATCAAGATGGTGATAATTACAAAGTTCTTTATAGAATATATGGCTTAAATGATGTATATGAAAATAAAGTTGCTGGTATTTATGTATCACATAAAGCATAATTGAGGAGGTAATCAAATTATGGGTAGAATAGTTGGTATAGGTTCTAAAGAAAGTAAATTAACTTTAGAATCTGTAAAAAAAGAATTAACTAAAAAGAATAAAGAGTTAGAATTAGTTAATAAATCAAACGCTACATTAGCAGAAACAAATGCTAGTCTAGTTACTAAAAATACAGAGTTAGAAGCAAAAGTTGAAGAATTAACTAAAGTTAAATAAGAAATGAGGTGTAAGGCATGAAATACGTAGATTATACATTCTATAAAGATAATTATCATGGTATCATGCCTTCAACTATTTTTGATAGATTAGTGATTGGAGCAAGTGCATATATAAAACGTAATACATTCGGTAGAATAGATGAAACTATTACAATACCTGATGCAGTTAAATATTGTGCTTGCACTCTTGTTGATAAAATGTTAAAGATAGAAAAAAGAGAAGGTAAAATATCTGAAAAGGTGGGTACTTGGTCTATAGATTATGTTGAATCCAAAGAAGACGAAGCTGCTAAATATCAAATACTATTAGATTATTTAGACTCTAAACTCTTGTATAGGGGGTGCTAAATATGGGACCACATGATTGTACTATTTATTATAAAACGTTCGATAAAACCACAAAACTGGATAAGTACGTACGTGCTTATGTATATGATGTATTCTTTGAAAATGTAGAAGGTATAAATATAACAAAAAGTGGAGCAGAAAACGCAAATAAAGCATTAGTTGTAATTTATGATATAAGTATTCCAATTAAAAAAGGTGACCTTATATTAAAAGGAATTATAGATTATACTTTTGTAACATTAGCTGATATGCAAAAGAAATTTGATAATATTTATATTGTAACTTCTGCAGATATAAAAGATTTTGGAGGATTACAACATATCGAAGTAGGTGCTAAATAGTATGGAAATACAAACACCTAGAGGTCGAATATACCAGGATAAAAACGGTAAAGCAATATTAGAATGGGATCCAAATTTCCAACAAAAATGGAATGGCCAATTTAGTAGAGCTCAAAAATTTATAGATAATGAAGTATTAAGATTAAATGGTAAATATACACCATTTCAAAGTGGTATGTTAACAAAATCAGGAATACTTGGTACTGTTGTCGGTAGTGGTGATATAGAATATAATGCCATATATGCACGTTATCAATACTATGGTAAAGTAATGGTTGGACCAGCCCCCAAACAAGTTACTGACAAAGATTTAGTTTATACAGGTGGGCCAATGCGTGGAGCATTTTGGTTTGAACGTATGAAAGGAGATCATAAAGAAGCAATACTTGCAGGTGCTGGAAAAATAGCAGGGGGTAGTAAATGATAGATGAAACTATTGAAGAAGATAAAATTAAAGCATTAAGAGAATACTTTATGAACTGTCCTTGTTTGGACAAGGATGGTCGAATAGGGGTAGATTATTTAGGTAGTGACTCAGTAGATTACTCTATCGAACAAACTCCTGTAAAACCTCTCGTAACTAAATATATAGATGGTAGCAAATTAAAACAATTAGCATTTGTTTTTGCTAGTAGGCAGGCATGGGGTGCGGATGTTATAAACAATTTACTTAATTGTAAATTTTATAATGACTTTGAATCATGGATTGAAAATAATAATGAAAATGGTGTATTACCTGATATTGAAGGTATTGAAAGTATTGAATGTTTAACAACTGGATATGCTTACCAAGTATCTGAAATGAATGCTAGATATCAAATACAAATGAGAATTTTGTATAAATGTTAGTTTTATTTATATAATTTGTTGTAAAATAACTTACAATATGCTATAATTCCATTAACAAATGGAAGGATATGGTTAAGATGAAAGAAATAAAATTAAATTATTTAGCATTAATACCAGGTGCACTATGGAGTTGGATATTATTATGGATACCTACAGGAATTGAAGCATTAAAAATATATTTTAGCAAATATACTTATGATGATAAACAAATTATAGTTAAAAGTGGAGTATTACACCAAAATCAATATTCAATACCATTTTATAGATTGAAAGATGTTCAATCTAGTAAAAATATAATTGAAGATTTATTAAAAGTAGGAAAAATAACACTATACGATAAAGAGAAAGTATTAGAACTTAAATATATAGAAAGACCAGATGAAATTGCAAATGAGCTAAGAAATTTAATGCTTGAGACTAGAAAGAACGGTGACGTAAAAGTTGCTGAACTATTATAAATAAAATTGAATTAACAAGAGTCTAGAAATAGGCTCTTTTATTATGTTAAAAATTAAAAGGAGGAATTAAAAATGATTTCTGGAACAGGAAAAATTAAAAGAAATGCTGTTATGCATTTAGTAAATGTAGGAACAACTATATTACCTGAATTTGAGCAATTAGGTGAAGGAATGGAAAGCTTAACACGTGAAATGAATAATAGTGTAGATACTAAACAAGATATACTTGGAAATACATCTACAACTATCACAAAAGGTAACCAAGTATCTAGTTTTAGTCCATTCAAAGCTAAAAAAGAGAGCAAATTATTTGCTAAACTATACAAGATATATACTGATGATCTTGAATTATCAGATGTAGAAATGGAATTTGTAGAAGTTTCAGTATTTGATGAAGTATCTGAAGGAGTTTATAGTGCTATAAAACAAACTGGTGCTGTAGATTTAAAATCTTATGGTGGAGACACTACAGGATTAGATATGCCTTTTGATGTTAATTACATTGGAGCTAAAATAAAAGGGAACTTTACTGTAGCAACTAAAACATTCGTAGCATTATAATAGAATAGAATATACAAACCCTACTTTAATTAGTAGGGTTTTCTTTTTTAAGAAGAGGAGAGATTTAAGATATGGAAAGTATAAAAATTAGTACAAATAGAATAAGACTAGCAATAAATGACGATGAGAGTAAAATATTATCATTTAATCCAGGAGATGCAATGTTAAGAAAAAAATTCTATGATATAAGAATTATGGCAATAGCAAAGCAAAAAGAACTCGATATTAAAATCAAAAAACTAAAAGATGGCGATACAAAAGCTGCCATAGATATGGAAATAGAAGTGTTCGATGAAATAGCTAAATTAGTGGATGGTGCATTTGGTGTAAATACTTGTGAAATGGCATGTGATGGTGACAAAGATTTAGCAGGAATATGTAACTTTATTATAGCGATAGCTCCATACTTCCAAAAATACAATGAAGATATGAAAAATAAATATGTAAATAACTTAAAGAGTAATGGAATAATTTAATGAATGTCTTAACTGATAAATTTCCAACTAAAACTATGATAGATGGTGAAATATACGAATTTAATACAGATTTTAGAACGTGCTTAAATATAATTTTAGCTTATGAAAGTAAGGATTTAAATGAATATGAAAAGCCAGAGGTAATGTTAATGCTACTATATAAAGAAATACCTAAAAACACAGAAATGGCTCGAAAGAAGGCACTATTATTCTTAGATTGTGGTGAAGTAGAAAAGAGTTCTAGTTCGAGTAGTAGTGGTGGTAGTAGTAGAGTATATTCATTTACTAAGGATTCAAAGTATATTTATTCAGCCATAAAACAAACTCATGGTATAGATTTGGAAAACATAGAGTATTTTCATTGGTGGAAGTTTGTATATTTATTTTTAGATCTAAACAAAGAAAGTTTCTTTTCACAAATGTTATATTTGAGAACACAAAAACAAAAAAATAAGTTATCTAAAGAAGAACAAGAATTATGGATAAAATTAAATGATATTTTGGAGTTAGAGCAAGATAACAATTATACTGAAGAGGAACAAGAACAAATTGATAAATTCAATAAATTATTTAAGGAAGGTGAAAATAGTGAAGGATAAAGAATGTATGATTAAAGCAGGAGATACTTTGGAAAGTATTGCTAAAGATAATAACATGACTTTAGAAGAATTAATAAGCTTAAATGGTATAAAAGATAGAGCTAAATTAGGAGTAGGGAATATTTTAAGAGTAAAAGTGAGCAAAAATGGAAAAAATTAAATGTCCTTATTGTAACTATGAAATGCCTATTACATTTAGCAAAGGTGCTACATGTAAGGGCGTTTTTGCTAAGTGCAAGGGAAGAAACTGTAAAAAGGTTTTTGAAATAAAAATAAATGTCAAGTAGTGCCATTATGTGCCGATGACTTACCGAAAGAGGTGAGAGATAATGGGATATGATGGTAGTTTAAAATTTGATACCAAGCTAAACTCAAAAGGTTTTAATGATGGTACCAAATCGATTACTCAAAGCTCTAAAAATATAATATCAAGTTTAAAAGCAGTAGGTGTCGCAATTGGTGCAGCATTTATTGTTAAAGGAATAATGAATACTGTCAAAGAAGCGGAAAAATTGCAAAATGCTATGACTGGCTTAAAATCAATCATGGATGGTCAAGGTAAGAGTTATTCAAGTGCCACTAACTTTATAAAGAAATATACTGAAGATGGTTTAATACCACAAACTGAGGCAATTACAGCATATAAGAACTTAGCTTTGCGTGGGTATGATACTACTCAAATACAAAAAGTAATGGAAGCATTAAAAGATAGTGCAACATTTGGTAGACAATCAAGTTATTCATTAGGTGAAGCTGTAGCAAGTGCATCTGAAGGTTTAAAAAACGAGAATAGTATATTAGTAGATAATGCAGGTGTTACTAAGAATGTTGCTAAAATGTGGGATGACTATGCAAAAAGCATAGGTACAACATCAGATAAATTAACTAAACAACAGAAAATACAGGCTGAAGTAAACGGAATATTAGAAGAAACTAAATTTCAAACTGGTGATGCAATTAAATATGCTGATACATATAGTGGTATGGTTGCTAGAATGTCCGCTTCATGGATGACATTTAAACAAGTGATTGGTGGGGCATTTATGCAAATATTACAAGCAATAATGCCTATAGTACAAACTATTATAAACTATTTAATACAATTAGCTAATGTATTTGCTCAAGTAGTTAGTTTAATATTTGGTAAACAAGTAAAAGCAAATGATGCAGTAGCTAAAAGTAGTAAAGCTGCAGCTAGTGGAATTGCATCCGAAGGAAATGCAGCTGAAAAAGCAGGTAAACAGGCTAAAGGTGCAACACTTGAGTTTGATAATCTAAATATATTACAACAAGAATCATCTAGTGGATCATCTGCAGGTACAGGTGGGGCAGATATTCCTACACTCGACACACTAGGAAACACTGAAATAGGAAATAATGTAACTATAAGCCCTAAAATAGGACAGGCATTTGAAATATTAAAGAATTTGTATAATGGATTTATAGGATGGGTTGATATAAACTTTGAGCCAATATTTGATAATATAGCAGAAGAATTAAAACCTAAAATTGAAACATTAAAAGGAACAATGGGTAGTGTATTTTCTGATTTAGGAACATTAACAAAACCATTGGAAGACTATTTTAATAATAGTTTTACACCATTTTTACAGCAAACAGTTGAAAATATAGGTGTTAATCTTGGTTTACTTCTAGATACTTTTAATACAGTATTTAGTAGTTTATGGGATACAGTAATTTTTCCAGTATTTGAAAAGTTTATAACAGTTATACTACCATTAATTACAGATTTTGCTACACAAGTTCAACAAGTATTTCAAGTATTAGGCGTAGAAATAACTAATACATTTCTAATGTTATATACAGAAGGTATTGAGCCTGTATTAGCATTGATTGTTAAAATATGGAGTGATATATGGGATTTAATTAAAGCAAAATGGGATGAATGGGGAAAACCTATATTCGAAAATATAAAATCAGCAGTAAAAAACACTTTTGATACTATTAAAAGCATATGGGAAACAATATTGAAACCTGTATGGGATGAGATTATGAAGAATGTTGACTGGTTATGGACTAATCATTTAAAACCATTGCTTGATAATTTTTTAAGTTTAGTTGCTGAGTTTGTAAATGGAGCATTAGAAATATATAACAAATTCATATTACCTTTAATAAATTGGTTAGTAGATAAACTAGGTCCTACATTTTCAGTAGTATTTGGTACTATTGCAGGTGTAATAAGCAGTATAATCGGTGTCATATCAGATGTTGTAAGTGGAATTATAACAGTGTTAAGAGGTATCATACAATTTATAACTGGAGTATTCACTGGAGACTGGGGAAAAGCTTGGGGAGGTATAGTTAATATCTTTAAAGGCTTATTCGAAGGAATTGGTGGAATATTAAAAGGAATATTAAATGTTGTTATAGATATCATAAATGGGGCATTAAGGCTTATAGGTAATGGAATTAATACAGTATTAAATAAAATTAATGGTGTAACTGCTACAGTAGGAATAAATGCAATACCTACAGTTAGTATGCCACAAATACCAAAACTTGCTACAGGAGCGGTAATACCTCCTAATGCACAGTTCATGGCTATATTAGGTGATCAAAAGAATGGTAGAAATATAGAAGCACCAGAAGATCTAATTAGACAGATAGTTAGAGAAGAAGGTGGAGGAAATAAAACCATTATAAATAAAATATATTTAGATGGTAGACAAGTAGCTGAAACAGTAAATGAAGTTAATGCTGAAGATGATAGAGCATCAGGAGACTATACAGGAGGTGGAACATTTGCATATTAAAATAGATAATACAACATTTCAAATTGAAAAAGATGGATATGATATAACTTACGAACCTGTGTATGCTCAAGCAGAAAGAACTACTAGTTTGGATATGGTGAAAGTTAAATTAGGTAATATACCTACTATTAAAGTAATGATTATGCCACAAACTGAAACAAATACTTCTCTACTTATAAAAGGATTATTAAAATCTGATGTACCTGTGGAATTTTGGGATACTTATTCGATGTCATATAAAACTCTCACATTCCAAAGTAAGAATGCTACAACTGCTATAGCTAGAGTAACGGCTAACACGAAATTATTTAAACCATATGATCTTAATTTAGTAGCTACCAAAAAGGCAGACTGGGTGGTGGAATAATGGATATAAGACCAGTTGTTA